GGTTGTAGCACCGTTTTCAATCAACGTTGCCAGGGCTGGGTCTAGTTTTTTCAGTGGCCCCAGTTGCCCATTAAAAGCCTTGCTAAGGGCGTCAGATACTGCGCCTAAGTCTTTGCCTGTACCGGCTGAAATGTCTAGTGCCAAGTTCAATAAATCTTGGGCTTTGGTTACATCGCCAGTGCCTCGTACAAGCTTGTCCATGGCTGGCCGTAACTCGTCATCAGATACAGCTGCGGCAATAGACGTCTTAGTGATAAACGCTTCGACTGACTTAATTTGTGCGTCAGTAGCGCCTGTGGTGTTTCGTAGGCTGGTAGCAAGAAGTTGGGCGGCCTTGTCATCTTCCATGAACGCTTTAACGGCGTCTACAGCAACAATGCCTAAACCAGCGATAGCGGCGGCGGCAGGTACAGCTGCTTTCTTAATAGCAAACTGGGCTTTTTCGCCTGCTGTTTCTAACTTCTTGAATTCACGTATGGCGCTGTCAATGCCTTTACTGTTGAAGTCTGACAGAATCGGAATGGAAATAGCCATTAGATCACCTTCAGATTTTTATTGACTTCAGCCATAACACCGTCAACAACTTTTTGTACTTCGGTTGTTAGGGCAACTATTTTTGCTTCAAATACTGGCCAGATAACACGGCTGGCAGAACGCCCAAATTTGTTGCTAAACGCTGTTCCTAAAGGGTTGACGTTGGCACGGCCAGCAATGTCAAAGATTGCGGCGGCAGGGTTCTTTTGCATAACCGAAAAAGCAGCGCCTTGTTTCTTATTGTTGACACGTACACCTACGCCTCGAACGGCCTTAGAAGCTGACAACGGGAAAACTTGGCGGCCACCTGGCGACCAGTTGCGTTGGGTGCCACTAGGAAAACGATTGTCGTCATAGTTTGACTTCATGGCGTCGGTCATCGGCTTGGCAATTTCTTTCATGTTTGCCACGTACGCTTTGCGGAAACCAGGTTCGACTTTGTTCAAGTATTTAACAGCGTCTTTGACACCATTAACTTGAAGCGTTAAATCGGTTGTCATCGCTGTTTTCTGCTTTCGTTTATGACTTTAATGACCGTCGCTAGGTCGTTATTGTCAAACTCTACTTGCTGGGGCCAGTACCCTGTCGCTACTAAAACTTGGGCTAGTGCGTTTCGGTAGGTACTGGCACCGTAGGGCGGTCTGGCTCATCGTTGACTACTTCGAGCAACACCAGCTTTTTAATGAAATCGTCTAGGACTACCGGCACGACAACGTTGTGTTGTTGACATGCCTGGTGTGCAAGGTACGCCAAATCTTCTATGCCGATACCGCTGGCCATGTCGCTGGCTTTGCGTTTGAATTTGCGTTCCCACGAAACAATGGTGAAAAGGTTGGTGCTTACTTCTACAGGGCCTTCGCCCTGGTCGACTCTAAGTGTTAGTTGCATGTCGGGCCTTTGCTGTTGGGGTTGCTAGATCAGGAAACAACGGTGGTCAAAACGCCACCCTTAAAGGTAATTGAAATGGTGCTTAATTCGCCCATGGTTGCGTTGATAACTGGCAAAGACTCAAGATACGCCCCTACCAATTCAAAACGAGGTTCGGTTGGGCTGGCAGTGGTCAAGCCTGCGACAGTGTTTGAAACCTTCACGGTGGTGGTGGTGCCAACTAGAGCTGCAAGAGTTGCATAGGTTTCGGTGGCCGCATAGCTCATGTACAAATCAAGCGTGATTTCTTGATTGTAAAGACCAGCAACAAACACACGGCTTGTGGAACCAAACGCTGTTGATTCGAGGGCTTCGGCCATGTTGGTGACCGTGGCGGCAGTGCATTGGTCGGTCAACGAAACGCTGTTGACCATTACGCCTGGGTTAGAAAGGTATGTCGAAGTAGCCATGGGTTAATCCTTCTTTGTGTGTGCTTTAGTTTTAGCAGATTTTGGGGCTGGGCTGTCGCTAGGTTTCTCATCAGATTTGATAAACCCGTGAGCTAGTAACGCGTCAATGTTTGTACCGGCACCAGGCACAAACTCTGCGCCTACTGTCCCGATTTTGTCGCTAATGATTGTGTATTTCATGGGTCACCCTGCTTGTGCTTGTACGTCTATGGATAGGTCATATGCGGCAAATGTTTGACCGCCAATTGGGATATAGCCAGGGCGCCCAGATTTCACGGCCACATTCTTTGCTAGGACTTGCGCACACATGCTTAAAACGTTGCGTAAGCCGTCTAAATTGCCTGGCCCTAGTGTCACTACTTTTACCGAAAAATTCATTGTGACAATGTTGTAGTTGTAGCAATCAAAACTTGGGGCGTCAATAAACACGCATGGTGGGTTGATCTTTTCAGGGTCAAAGACAACACGCATGCCAGTGATGGTTGCCAGCGTTGCCGCCAAATCATCTATGGCTTCATTGAACAGGTCGGTGTATGCCATCACGCAACCGCTGGCCGTGGGATACCGGCTAACTGTTTGATTAGTGGCGACAGTCCCGAAACTGCAGCTGTACCCATATCGCTGAAACTAGCGAATTGGTCGATAGCGCCACGTTGTCTGTAAATCGAGCCACCCATCATAATCGTGGCTAATTCAACATCGGCACTAGGCACGGTGGTTAAAGAATCCGTGTAGCCAGATTCCTGACGCCTACGAAAAATGAAGTTGTTGGCGCTGTTAGCACACTGAGTCAAAAAGGCTGTTTCGTCAACACCAGCTAAAGCAATACCTAGCCAGGTGCCAATCTGTGTGCCTGTAATCCATGTGCAGGTTTCCGTGTATGTCAGGGTGCCTTGTGGGATTGCGGCGCTACGGTCAAGATCGTCGCCTTCATCGTAAAACAACACCTGATTAGGTATCGGGTAGTTGTAGTCGAATGTCAGGTCACCGTTGCTGGTTACGCCCGTGAACAAATATTCAGGTATGGCGTAAACATTGTGTGTGCCGTTCAAACCGTGGCCTAAACCTGCAAGCGTGAACGGCAAACCCAAATTAAGTTCAGGTTCTGTCAATGTTTGAACCACAGCGTAATTGTCTAAACGCTGGTGGAATATGACTTGATAAACAGCCATGGGCGGCTAACCGCCTTTCGACTAAGCCTGGGTGATCTTGCGAATCATGCTTGAGTTAGCTGCAAAGGTTGCGGCGTAACCAAACATGCTCATGGTGCGTGAAATGGTGCTGGGGTTTTCAACCGAAAGCAGGCCACGGTCTTGGCGGTAAATTTCGTAGGCGTTGCTGTTGAAAATGACCATTGTCTTTGCGGCAAAGTTGTTGTCGACAACGATCTGCAAGCCAAGTGGGTTGGCGTTTTGGAAAGCGTTAATGCCACCGTTACCGATTGCGTTAAACGCATTGAGGCCACCGCCCGTGTAACCAAAGATCGGGCGCTTCTGGTCATCAACCAACTGCATCATCAAGCCCCAGGTCGCTGGGTCAACAGCGATATGGGTTGGCAAGAAGTTGGTGGCGGCAACCGTGGTAACTGCACAGTCATAAATTGACTTGAGCAAGTCAGCGACGGTCAAGTCCCAAACGCCGTCAGAACTTGCGGCGGTTACAAGGTTGTCACATGCAAAGTTGTCAATTGCTCGCAGGTACTGACCGGCAAGGTCTTGCATGATGACTGCCATAGCGGCTGGGTCTGTGAAGTCAACGGTCTGGTACGAAAGGGTAGTCGCACCAGCGAAACTCTTTTTAGTGACCGTATTCGAGGCAATCACTGAAGTGGTGGCTGATACGGCGTCAAGCTGTGCGGCCTGTTCTGCAACGGTTGGGTGGGTTGTCCAGGTCGGGCGAATGAACGTGGAACCGCTTCCGCCACCAGGCATAGCCCTAGTCCCGACGGCTGTCAAAAGCGGAGAAATGTAGTTGATATCCGCAAAAACGGGACCCAACAACGGCAATGGGACAATACCACTCACATTTGAGCTGACCACATCGCCAGCGGCGGCTTCAATTGGGGACTTGTGATAAGCGCGATAATCTTCCCAAACTTTGTTGGCGTTAGCGGCTTCAATTCCACCCTTGTGGATTGCGGCCATGAATTCAAAAGCGTTAGGCAAACGTGGTTCACGCTTTGCTGTGGCAAAAATCGGTGCTGTAGGCA